CAAGCATCAGCATTGGTCTATATTTGAGCAAGCTTTCATGACCGTAGAGATTGAAACTACTAGAGGTCTTGCTGCACAGATATTAAGACATAGATCATTTACTTACCAAGAGTTCTCACAGAGGTATGCTGATAGTAGTATGCTTGGTGATAATATTCCTCTACCACAACTTAGGAGACAGGATGATAAGAATAGACAGAATAGTATTGATGATGTAGATCCATTGATGCAACAAGACTTTGAAATTAAAATGCAAAGACANTTNGTNGATGGAATGAAATTATATAAAGAAATGCTTGAGGCAGGTATAGCAAAAGAGTGTGCAAGGTTTGTACTTCCCCTTGCTACACCTAACACGTTTATACATGACTGGTTCTGTAAGATCATGGGTACATTATATTGACCTACGTTCTGCACATGGAACACAGAAAGAACATATGGATGTTGCAGAGGAAACACGTTCCATTTTTATTGAACAGTTCCCTACTGTTGCTGAAGCCCTTGAATGGGTCTAAATACTTTCACATAACTTTATATTGATATGCCAACATACCCAGTGATTAATTTAAAAACTAAAGAGAAGAAAGAACTCTCTATGACGATGAAAGCATATGATCAGTGGAGAAAAGATAATCCTGAATGGGATAAAGATTGGTCGGAAGGATGTGCCAGTGCTCAAGAGATGTTTAAGTGGAGTGGAGAAGCAAACTCTAGTGGTTGGAATGAAGTTCTTGATAGAGCATCNAAACAACCAGGTGCTACCGTTCGTAAAAATAGAGATTATCAATTCTAATGCCAGCTAAATCAAAGACTCACAAGTCAGTTGTTCCATACGGAATGAGTACCAAGCAAATGAAAAGAAAAAAACCAATTAATACGGACTTGATGAGGAAAATTACTCCTCTAACTCCAAACCAAGAAGAATTATTTCGTTGTTATGAGAACAACCAGAACTTAGTAGCATATGGTTGTGCTGGAACTGGTAAGACATTCATAACTCTTTATAATGCACTTAGAGATGTATTAGATCCTAAGACTCCTTATGAGAAGATCTATATTGTAAGATCATTAGTTTCTACTAGAGAGATTGGATTTCTACCTGGTGATCATGAAGATAAGTCTTCATTATATCAGATACCATATAAGAATATGGTAAAGTTTATGTTTGAGATGCCAAGTGAAGCAGACTTTGAAATGCTTTATGGTAATCTTAAAGCACAGGGAACTATTTCTTTCTGGAGCACCTCATTTATTAGAGGAACCACTCTGGATAAAGCAATTGTTATAGTTGATGAATATCAAAACTTGAACTTTCATGAATTAGATAGTATAATAACAAGGATTGGTCAAGAGTCTAAGATTATGTTCTGTGGTGATGCCACTCAATCAGATCTTGTCAAGACCAATGAAAGGAATGGTGTTATAGATTTTATGCAAATCCTTCGCATCATGCCGTCAGTTGATATTATTGAATTTGGAATTGATGATATCGTTCGTTCTGGATTCGTGAAAGAATATCTACTTGCCAAATTAGAAAAAACTATGTGACATGTCGAGCACGACAATCCATTATATTAATGCCAATCATAAAAGGTTTGATGATTCGTTAGTGCGACAGAGTGATTTAGATGATGATCGTTTCGTCTATAGTCAATGTCCTGTTTATAATCAATAAAACTAATAGAGTTTTTGTGGGGACTTCTCCTATTGATTTTAAACTTAAAATTGATAGGACACCTAATAAAAATATTATTAGATGTTCTGATTCTAGATTGGTAGAGGGTGATGATCAACATGTTAATTCACCACGACCAGTAGTTCAATTAAAGTTTCCAAGATTTTTATTTTGGACACACGATGATGATGTTTGGTTTGAATTTAATGATCATCCAATGACATCATTAAGGAATAATTTTATTGCTGTTGGTGGGTGGTTTAATTTATCTAATTGGTCAAGAAATTTAAGTCTTGCCATCACGCTTGTAGATGAGAGAAAACCTGTTATAATAAAGAAAGGAGATCCTCTTTTTAGAGTGTCATTTTACCCTTCTGATTTAAATAATGGAATTAATTTATCTCAAGAAAAAGATCCAACTCAAATAGATTATGCTTGGGATGAGTATATAAAGAAACAAACCATAGGTCAACAAAATAAAACTTGGAAACCTAAATTAGTTCTCGGAGACTGGTAAAAGTAAATGTCCTTTTAGTTTTTTATTTAAATTGATTTTNNAACATTGTAATCACTTAGGTGACATTGAATTAGAGAAGAAAGAAACACCAGGATGTAGACTTTATCAACTCCCTGATGGTAGTTGGGTTCCTTCTATTACTTCAGTAACTTCTTTTTATAATCGACAAATTTTTGTTGAGTGGAGAAAAAGAGTTGGTGAGGAAAAAGCAAATCGTATTACCAAGAAAGCAACCACTCGTGGAACTGATTTCCATGAAGCAGTTGAAGTGTATATGAGGAACAATGAAATAGATTGGGAGCAGTTCAGACCTGCTACTAAGTTTATGTTTCATCATGCCAAACCTTATTTGGATAAGATAAATAACATACATGCTATAGAAAGAACCCTTTACTCTGAGTATCTTGGTCTTGCAGGTAGAGTTGATTGCATAGCAGAGTATGAAGGTGAATTAGCAGTCATAGATTTTAAAACATCTGAGAAAATTAAACCTGAGAAATGGTTGGAAAACTACTTTGTTCAAGAAACTTTTTATGCTGCTGCTTACTACGAACTAACTGAAATTCCTGTTAAAAAACTTATCACTATTATGGTAACTCCTGGTGGTGAAGTGAAAGTATTTGACAAACGGAACAAAGGGGATTATATTAAATTATTAGTTCGGTATATAAAAAAGTTTGTATCTAACAATACTAGGAGAGAGAATGGAGAATGAACTAGAGAAGGTGTTGAAGAGTAAGTTCTTCTCCTCTGCTGGATTTGCACAAGAAATCGAAACCTTAGTGCAGGTAAATGAAAACATGAATTACATTGATGCTATCATTCACTTCTGTGAAAAGAATAGTATTGATTTGGAATCAGTCCCTAAACTTATTCCAAAACCATTAAAGGAAAAGATTAAGTATGAAGCATCAGAACTTAACTTTCTAAAACGTAGTTCACGAGCAAAATTGCCACTATGACTAATCCAGATGAAAATCCTTTTTGGGGGGAGCCTACTCCTACTGATCTCTGGGATGACATGGATAAATTAAATGGTCTTTATGAAGAACTTGAATGGGATCACACAGATTACTTAGACTTTGCAATCGAAGGTAATCATATTACAATTAGGAATAAATCTAGAGAAGGTAGATGATGCCCGCTGATGCTTATCGTTGTTATTTGGCTTTAAAGAATCACTTCACTAAAGATCACTATGATTATATAAAGTATCGTGGTAAGACCAGAGCAAGTAATGAAGCCTTCTATAAAAGAAAGGATAGGTTCTGGTTTGAGAAGTTTGCAAGACAGAAGAATGATAAAGAAATAGAAGAGTTTTTTGTTTCCAATTTCATATACTCCACTGATCCTTCTACTGTATGGATTGGTGAGATGATTAAGGAAGGAGAAGGAAGATACCAAGAGTGGCAGAAGAAAGTTCAGTCACTTACTTATGTTTTTAAAGAAGAAACAGAGAGTGTATTTGAGAATAAGAAGGTAGATGATATGTTTGATTGTAGTAAAGGACACCCACCAATTTTAAAGATTTATTTAAAAGGTGACATATCACTTGAAAGTATGGTAATATATGATAGAATACTAGGATATGGGAAGGACTTTGATAAACGACTGAAAGATCCTGTATGGGAAACCGTCAGTCGTAAAATTAAAAAGTATTCTCCCTTCCTAAATATTGACGTATCCCGTTACAAAAAAATTTTAAAGGAGGTTATTATCCATGGCTCTTGAAAACGGTGAAGTTCTACAGAATCTCACAAACCAACTCCAAGAAGTCACACAGCAGTTAAACACTTTAGGTGAAACTCGTGTAAAACTTATTGGAGCTATTGAAGTTCTTCAGCAAATTGAAGAAACAAATAATCCTGCTCCTGTAGCAGAGGAAGCACCTGAAGAGGTAGCACCAGTCGAGGAAACTCCTGCAGAAGAAGCATCAGAATGAGTTTCTTTCAGTCACCAGTGGTTCGTGCGGAGATGGCAGAAATTAGTGAACTTCAAGAAGAAGTTTACTCAAATATTTTTAAGTTTCCGTCGATGAAAAAAGAAGATCAACTTTATCATGTTGATATTCTTAATAGACTGATTGAGAAACAAAAAATTCTTTATGCACGTTTGAGTTTATCTGATGATCCTGATGCTAAAAAAATGAAAGAAAATATTATTGAATCTGCTGCAATGATGGGTATTCCATCAAGCACTGATATGAGTAAAGTATTTGAACAGATGAGCACTATGGTGCAAACCTTAAAAATTCAGATTGACAAAAACCAATTTTCCTTGTAACATTACAGGGTACACAAAAGCCAAATCTAAAAACAAATCTAATGTCATTTAAAGACCTAAAAAAACAGTCCTCTCTAGGATCATTGACTCAAAAGTTAGTCAAAGAAGTGGAGAAGATGAACAACACAAGTGGAGGTGCTGATGAGCGTCTCTGGAAGCCTGAAGTTGATAAAACAGGCAACGGTTATGCCGTAATTCGTTTCTTACCTTCTCCAGAGGGTGAAGAAATCCCTTGGGCAAAAATGTATTCACATGCATTNCAAGGACCAGGTGGATGGTATATTGAGAACTCTTTGACCACAACAGGTGGCAAGGATCCCGTTTCAGAATACAATCGTGAACTCTGGAACAGTGGTAATGAATCAGATAAGGATGTAGTTCGTAGACAGAAGCGTAAGCTTTCCTACTATGCAAACATCTATGTCGTAAAAGATCCTACCAATCCTCAAAACGAGGGTGGAGTATTCCTCTACAAGTTTGGTAAGAAAATCTTTGATAAGGTTATGGAAGCAATGCAACCAGAGTTTGAGGATGAAACTCCAATCAATC